TCAACAGGCTCTACATCCAGGGCACTACAAAGGTCTATTATCTGTTGCTCAAGCTCCATCTTGTGGTTTGCTAGTTCTACCTTTTGTGCGTTGGTCAAGGTGAGAACATTGGGGCTACACTCACCTGTCTTCACTGCTGCATCCAGTTCCTCGTAGAACAGCCTCATGAGATTGATGTCGTCAAGCGTCTCAATGCCCCGAGCATTTAGTTTGACTAGTGTCGCTGGATAGTTTACTTCTCCCATTTAACCCCTCCTTAATCAGAAACTACATATTCGGCATAGAGTATAAACTTCCCTGCTGTTAAGTCCTGCACCGCTACTGTCATCGAGAGTTCTCTGTCATCGGTGCATATCTCAGCGAAGTTACCGACAGCCCCATCTTGGATACATTCATGGTATCCAGCATCCCAAGGTGTGCCATTGTTAATTGCAATAGCAGCTAGAATACCAGCAACATCGTCAGTGGGAATATCCAGCGAGACTGTTGCAGTATCCCCAGCACTCTGTAAAGTGGTCTTCACATCATACCACGCCCTTACAATAACCGCATTGTCAGGTATGGTTACATGAAGCCCTATAACACCTTGTGCCCCTTCATCAACTGCAAAGTCATATGTCCCTCTAGCGATAGCGTGGGGATGAGAGGCATCTGTTATGCCATGAGCGGTCCCCAGTTCAACCTCGCCCCCCAGGAGGGCTCTTCCGTCCTCGTGGAACTTATGCTCCTGGCTTCCGCCAAGCGCCGCATAAGGGACACTAGCGTGATTCTTCAGCCTAACCAGCGTCTTGAAGGCCGGCGTTCCTCCCGTCATCCTAGCCTGCAAATCATAATACGCATCGGCAGTCGTTGTTCCCTTTATGACTTTAGCTGAGGTAGAAATAAAGATGTCGCCAAAGACACGGTTGTTATTTTGGTTCACATCACCCCAGGCGTTATCCGCAAGGTTTCTTACAGAAAGGCCATCTGTGTAGCCCGACTTATCGAAGAGCATCCAGAGAGCAGTCTTGAGTTTATTACCGCCAATGGAGACATCGCCACCGAAAGTAAGAGCAGGAAATGTAACTGTGCCAACGGCAGTCCAAGTGCCGTGCATTGCTATAGCGGTCAGAACCTCTACGCCGTCTATATATACAGCCATTAACCTTTCTCCTTCGACATAGGCTCAAACTCCCATGTGCTGGTATTTAGGTTATAGTCCCCTTCAAGTCCCATACCCTCCTTGCAACCTTGAACATACATATTAAGCCTTTCCTGTGCTTGCCTAGCATCAGACATTAGAGCTTGAATCGCTACCCTTGCACTATCGGGCACAGGCATCACTTTGCGTTTTGCTTTATCCATCATACCCTCCTATATCGGCTTCCAGCAAACATCACAGCCTATATCCTGCGCACCAGTGTTACTCTGAGCAACGACTAGCTCATCATCCTCGGAGAAGTTCGCAGGCCCCTCGAATGTTTTACGATGTGAGGTAGAGGCCGCTGTTACTATATCAAACGAGTAGACAATGGTATCGAACCAGGCTTGATTTGTACTTCCGTCTGCACCAGCATCCTTAGTTATTGTCAATGCTGTCCCTGCTAAGCCTGCACCAGCATGAAGGTCTAGACTCAGCAGTTGGAAAGGAGTCTTTGGCGCTACAGTAAAAGTAAAAGTAGCTGCCGTAGTTTCTGAGTAGTCATGGATAGGAGCTAAGTCCGCATCTGTCCTCGGCTTCAGAGGTATCTGCTGATTGTTAAGCACCAAATCAACCAGCCAAGCATGGTCGAATGTTCCTGATGCTTCCCATCCCATCTCGAAGGATATTCGGTAGATAGTCCAGGTATTAAAGCACTCATCAGCTTGGAAGTCATCCCAACCAAAGAGTGTGCCTGGGCCAGCCCCGGTTATGACGCTTGTGTTTGCTACGCCTTCCCCATAGTAGAAGAACTGGTCTGTAGTCTGATTAAGCTCGTGAGCGTTCCGTCCCGATGCTCTATCTACTAGGCTACCTAGTTGGGTTATCTCAGCCCTCTTAATATGGTCATAAGGATCATGCACCCAGATAACCATGTTCACACCCATAGACTGAGCGCTTTGCATAACATATGACCACCTAGCCGTATTGAAGAGTGGGACTGGTAATTCATTTATGGGAATGTAGCAGGCTGCCCAATCATCCCCTGTCTGAGCTCTACCGTGTAAGCAAGCCTGCCAGCCAGTACCGCTCGCATGGTATCTGGGGTCAGCACTTCCCCGGGACCAATAAGCCCTAGAGTTCTTGTTATATCGCAACTCAGGCGCACCGAATATACTCTTTTCGAACTCGACTACCTCAGCCTTTTGAGTCTCATCAGGCACTAATGGAATGAGCTTCCCGTTTATCCTTATCCCACCAATCCAGGCATCGCCAGTTGACAGCGTGCCACCCCAATAGCCGAAGTCTATCTTTATCATATAGACCACATGGTGGGCGAATGCCTTATCAGCCTGATACGCTGCAAGAGTAGATAGGGTCGCAACCCCCTCAGTTATATCTGAGGTTACATTGTTGCCATACCAGAAAAGTTTAGCAGTGGTTGTTGGCGCGAGAGTGTTCTCATGCCACCCCTCAGTCATGGTGCCACCCCAAGCTATGTCCTGGGTTATATCAGCCCTCTCGTCATGGTCGTCAGGGTTACGTGTAGTAATAACAAAGTTAGGCGGACGATAGCCACTATCAGCCGTGCCATCCAAGAACCTGTAGTAATTGAAGGCAAACTCAGTAAAGTCCTTTAGCGGTATATCGTTGACTGGTATCCAGATAGAAGCCCAATCCTCTCCACTTGCTTGAGCACCACCGTTGAGGTGAATAGCCCATTCGCCATGACGGAACTGCCTGTTGGCATCTGCTCCCATAATATACTTGGCGTTTCTGGCTACTCGCTCCCACTTACCCCAACCTCTGTTATCACAACGGATTTCAGGCTGCCCGAACTTCCATGTTGGGATAATCCTTTGAGCAGCAGCAACATTATCCCGCATTAGGTCAAGCTGTTCCTTAACCGAGGGCTCCAGGCGTATAGTCTCGCCGTTGATAAGCGCTTGAGTAAGGAAGCAACCATTCATCAACTCGCCACCGGTATGATAGCCATAGTCAAGCGTAATCTTGAATACAGTCCACCCACTAAATACCGAGTCGGCCTGGAACTGAGCCCACGTATAAGCAGTACCCTCAGTCGGGCAGGTATCAGGAGTGTCTGTTACATTGCCATACCAGAAGAAGGCGTGTCCCGTTGGCACATCAGTAGGGTAGTTCAGCTCACGCCATCCCGCAGCCGATGTAGTCGCTGGGGTGTGAGAAATCTCTACGACCTGGTCAAAGTCCTCGGGGTCATGGAGGTAAACACAGACACCCATATCGATACCCGAAGCCTCTGAGTAGTAGGCATGGAGTCTAACAGAGTCAAGGTCTAAGAAGGGTAGTTCATTTACCGGGATTGCCACCTTTGCGAAGTCATCCCAAGAGGACTGGGGGCCAGCGTCTAGTCTAACAGCCCACGGACCCGTGCTTCCCTGACCTGAAACAGCAGCCCCATAAATCTCCAGTCTGCTCGTGTCAGTCCACTTTGCCTTGCCCTTACCGCCGGCCTCTAAGACAGGCTCGCCAAACTTCCACTCAGCTTTGGCACTATCACTCCAGGGTGCAACGGCTGAGGATTCATGTCCCGACACATCAACGGAGATAGTACCAGCACTTCGGGTCATCACTAACTGCATTCGGTGCCAGTGTTCAGGAACACAGTAGTAATAGCGCCCGGTATCACCAACGAATTCTAGTTGGTTGTTGATAAGCGACTGTATCCCGTCCTGTCCCATACGGAAGTAAGCCACATTGTCAAAGGTTCCGAGGTCGGATTCCTTGCCCTTGATATCAAGAGTGCCGGTGAAGCCAGTAGTGGCAATCTCAATAACCTTGGTCATACAGAGGGAGAACTCGGTGTCGAGGGTTACTGTCTCTGTTACTGCTTTAGCAGCCCAGACTTTCTCTTGTTTGGTAAAGGGAAGAGTCATTGTCTATATCCTCCTATTTATATTTCCCTGATTATTCTATTTTGGTATACTAGGTTTCGTCTCCCTAGCCTTTGCATAGGCCGCGGCTGCACAAATCTCTTGAGCGTGTGCCGCATTCTTGGGCCTTATATCTCCTATCTTCCCAGTCCTGCGCCAAGACCTTATGCACTCGGCGATATTCTGGGAAATAACCTGCTGGCTTCCGCCTTCTTTTAAGGGCATATCAATCCCCCCAATCTGTCCGGTTAGCAAGGAGGGGGAAAAGAAAGGAAAACCCCCTCCTTGCTCTCAATATGATGCGGTAGCTAGCCGCAGTGTTAGACCTTCCAGCCACGCAGGACAAGATGTATACTAGTAGCTCCATTGGTCAGGACATCCCAGTCAAGAAGCAAGCAGAAGTTTCTACCTGGCTTCCAGAGACCAGAGTCAAACTGAGCACTAACATCTATCCAGAGTATCTTATTGTCTGCATCAGTCTGCACCCAGTCTTCACCAGCCGCCGTACCTGGACCAGTATCCTGGTTGTTGGCAGCAGCGGCAGCAGCCGTCCCATCATACGCACCGACAATCGACAAATCTACATCGCCAGCACTTGAGTTGATGGAGTTCATAATCACTCTTGCTGAAAGCACATCCCCAACCAAACCAGCAGGCAACCTACCTTTGTAGTAGACCGCTTCTGTGCCATCAGGTTCTGCTCCAACCCAGCCGGTATCAGCAAGACCAATTCCAGGCTCCCCAGTGCCATCATACGGTCCTTCCCTAATGACCAACTCAAACAACTCAGGCGCTTTAAGCTCTATCCTGCACCGATAGACATCCAGAGAACGCCCTACTACCTGAACTATATCGCCATCAGTAGCAGGATAAGTCTCGGTAATGTTTGGTGCAGTCGTAGTCGTGCCACCGAGATACTGAGGTGTGTTGGCCGTCCAAGTCGAATCCTCATCCTCAAGCGTGCAACTCCGGCAGACTTTAATCCACCGCCCAGTTGCTTCACCTGGGTTGTCCTCCAATGCTATGAACTGTGCATAGATAGCAGCAGCAGTGTCAGCATCAGCCACTACCCAGCCAGTACTATATCCAAGCAGTTGACCTCTCTTGATAACAGTAGACGCCTTTGCCTGAAGTTTGGTCTTACCTTCCACATCCATTATTTTTGTTGGTTCCGCCATTTTAAACTTCCTCCATGTTTATTCGAGGGTTCATTTACTAGGGTTGAACACCCGCAAAACCATCCCTTGATCTTACAGACCATCCGTTATGCCGATTGCTACCGCCGCGGCGCGGGTGTTACCAAGTTTGAGCGCTGCATACATCTTGATGCGTGTCCTTTTGGCATCCTTCGTCTCAAGGGTGCCTATCGGCTCAACCTGGAGGCCACCATTCCACAACCCGACAAGTCCATCCCCGCCTACCCTGAAGGCAAATATCGGGGAGTTGTCATCACTGGACCCTCTACTTGTCGTCTGCGCATAGCTGGCTAAAGCCAGAATACTAGATGCATCGAGGTCATCGTAGTTGTCCAGAATGAAGTCGTTGGGTAGAATGGTAACACCGTTATACCTCTGAACCTCGGTTCCCAACTCCGTCTTCCCGAAAGTCAGGTTGCCTCCGCCGGCCCGGCATAGCCCGGTCAGCTTCTCAATGCTCCTGTAACTCATCATCAGGAAGTCAGGCTTTCCACCTTTCACTCTGTGGATAAGGGTGTCTATGTGCTGCAATGTCATCGTGGTTCCGGCACTGGCAGCAGGAGCAAACACCTGAGAGTTGTTCGGGGCATCAAGGTCAGTGGTCGAACTGGTCTCACACTCGGCTATAAGCCGGAGTAAACCCTTAAACCCGTTCACATCATAGGTAGTTGTAGTGTAACCCAGTATCAATTCCTTGAGGAACCGGTCCCGAATCGCCTTAGCCTTGAGTGAGATAACCTCTTGCTCAATATCCATGACATTTGAGCGGGTCTGTGCCACATAGCTATCTACATCAGCATCCCCGCCAAGAATGGCAAGGGAAACCGATCTCTGCACCCATGTAGGAGTAGACTCTGCCCACTCTTCGCCGACAGCATAGAACTGGGCCCCACCTTCGGTAGCCTCCATATTGTATTTCAACGAGTTACCAACGATGGTCACAAACGGCAGCTTCTCGAAAAGCGGACAGTCTTTGACGATAGTGTTGGCAATACCCTTCTCCACAGGATCAGTTGACAGATACGCATACTCGACTAATGTGTTCATCTTTCACCTCGTCTTATTTTAGGCTTGTGATCTTTGCTCAAGCCCCACTCTTATCTGCTCTTGGGGCGACATGTCATCGAGGCTTTTGCCACCGGAGGGGATTTGACTGCTTATCTTGTGTAAGCCTTTCTCTTCCCTCTCCTTCTTACCCTTCGCCCTTTCGTCTGCCCTTATCCTTGCCTCCATCTCTTCAGGAGTTTCCTGTTTGGAGGGATTCGCAGGGTCAGGCTTTGGAACTACTGGGTCCGGTGTCTGAGCCTCTACACTCAACACAGGCTTCAAATACAGCGACCAAACTTTGTGAGCTTCCACAGGGTCTTCAGCATCTCGGAGGCGTTGAAGCCGGGGGTCAGTTTTAAGGTCTAGCCCTAATTGGGTTACTCCTCGTTTCATTTCCCTTTCGGCTATTGCCCGCGCTGCTTCTTCATCACCACTGGCTATAAGTGTCTGTATACGCAATTCTGTCTGTTCATCTCTTTGCGACTCAATACCAGTTTTGATTTCAGTAAGCACCGACTTCAGACCTGCTGTGTCCATTCCCGCTTGTTCAAGCTGCGTTATCCTGCCAAGTGCTACCTCATGTCTCTTTTGCAGTGATATGTGTTGGGTTTTAGGAACTGTGCCATCTTGGTCTTTAGAGCCTTCCTCCTCACCTGCTTCAGGCGGTAAGGGTGTAGCCTTTTCAGGGTCGTTCCCTTCTCCTCCCTCCGCAGGGGCTGGGGTGGTCTTCTCTGGATCTGCTGGCATTATTCTTGAACCTCCTTATTTTGGTAAACAAAAGAGGCGACCTAAACTCTTTCGAGCTCAAAGTCGCCTCGGTTCTTCCGTCAGCGTATTATTCAGTTGTTAATCGAGCCTGATACTTTCCTTCACAAGCTCTATTCGAGCAGGTTCTCCGTCTCGCATGAAGATTGCAACTTCCCCAAAGGGTATCTTCCTCAACTCTTCTAGCAGACGATGCTCCTGTCTACTAATCTCTATAGTAACACGACTATTCTTGTCTGTCAAGCCCCCACACTTTTCTGCCATTATCATTGCTCCATAATGGGAACCCGGTCATAAAATGTTACCAAGTATGCGTCCATCTTCGGGTCGGCCCTTCTCATTTCCTCTCGCTTGTCTCCAAGCACTGATCCCACAGTAGGAATTCTTATTCGATCTGCCCATGCAAAGAGTCCCCTCATATAGCTGCTGCCCCGGTATTTATCATAAAGCGCTCGATCTTCCTCGTAGGCTCTAACCATTGCTGCGTAGAGTTCGCTAGCATATTTATTACTCTTCGCCATATCTCTAACAATCCATTCCTCTTGCTCTCCCCTATCCTTTGGGTACCGCCCACTAGCCAACAATGTCTCCTCTACTTCCCAGTATGGCCTCAGGTGTTCCTTAGCCGCCCTTAGTTCAACCACTAGAGGAGGTTCTTCTCTTAATCTTGCCAACTCTCTTTGAACCCACTCATAGGTAGGTCTCCCCCATTCTAAAATAAACTCTTGTTCTCTTTTCTCTATCTCATCCCAAAGCGGGTTGCCACTCTCATCCTCCAACCCCCCCTTCTCATACATCAGCCAGACATACTCGTCATACGCTGCGATGTTCCGTATACTGGATTCCTCTTCCTCGGCCCCCCATTGGTCGAAGAGTTCATAAACATCGGGGAAGTCTACCCTTAACTGCTGGCGCCTATTGTAAACAGCCGTGCCTATGTCAGAAATCTTGCCCCGGAATGTTCTCCCTGCACCCTTTGCCTTCTCAATCTCTTCCTCTGTTAAAGTGGTATCACCCTCACGCCATCTCTTCTTTAGCTCCATATTGTGCTGGTATTCAGTTATGGCAATATCCCACTGCCCTTGACGATATACCTCAATCTGGTTTGACGATTCCTGCCATTTCCCATATCTCTTCTTCTCCTCATCGCCTCGCTTAATGCTTTGCAGGGAACTCTCGAGCTCCAGTGCTGCCAAATCAGGATTGGTCTTTATCAATACTTCCTTCTGGCCTTTGCTTAAATGCCCCCACTCCAAAGTTCCCGCATTTCGCATACCTATTTGTTCGGTTGTAAGATCAGGGGCAAATGGAGCCAGTCTATCCCGTTCCTCTTTTAGGTAATCCCAGATAGATTTAGGGAAGGTTCTCATGCCCATTATTTCGGCGAGAAGCGATACGAAGTTTGCCTTATCCTTTTGAGTCGTAACACTTTGCATTGCAATCGGGGTTACAAAGCCAAGCAAATACCTTGCCACATCTCCTGTGTCCTCTAATGGATCCCCAAAGTAGTTTACGGCTGTTCCCCCGGCAAGTAGCTTTATCGGGTTTTCGGTCAGCCTCGTCAACTGAGCACTCTTATTATAGAGAAACTTTAGGATAGGGTTATCCCTCCGGCTAAAGACAAACAAATCTGACGGGTCTGTAACCGCACTCGCCATCAAGTTGGATTGAAACCGCACAAACGACATCATAAAGCCACCAACACCAACATTCTGGTTGCCTATACGAACAGTCATAAAGGTGGGGTAACGAGGGTCAAGGTTGGGTGTTTGCCCTAATGCGTTACAGGTCCCGATATAGACCGCCATCCCTCCAGCCATAAGCCCCCCCAGGGACTCACGGGCTAGCTGACCTCTTATGCCCCCACGGAAAATGTCTGCTATAAGAGCAAAGCCTGCCCTCGTATATCGGGGGGCAAAGAATACCCAGCCTGACTCAATAGCTGCCTGACTAGCACCAATCCCTAGACCCTGACTCGATGTTACCCCTGTCATCTTATTTATGGTTTGCACGAGCTCAGCGTAGTCTTTTGGCTCAACCAAAGGCTTCAAACTTCGCCAAAGTTCAACTCTGGCAACATCCCCAAAAGCACCGAAGGCTGCTTCGGCTCTCCCATAAGTCTGTCTCAAGACCCAAAGTGGCGGCGTGGCTGTCCCTTTTGGTAAACGCCCCCCTGCTGTAGTAATAGTCCTTATCAGATTTTGGATGGTAGACATCGCCTCATAAAATTCAGACCCGCCGACATAGCCACCATGCTTTACAAACTCAGCAATCGCTGCCTCATTCTTCACCAAGTATTTAGCATGAATGGTATAATCGAGAAGAGTATGGAAAGACCGTGTTACCGAATTTGCCCAAACAAAGGTCGGCTTCCCAGCCAGAGCATTTGCTACATCTTGCCCGAAAACAGGTAGCCCGTGAATAAATGCAGCCGACATATCAAGAGCAGCAACCGCAGTTCGCAATAGCCCACTTACTGTGGCACTTGCTCTAAGCCACGCATTTGTCTCAGTCTTGAACGCTTTGGTTATAGTAGCAACTATCTCCTCATCAAACAGCTTACCGGCAAAAGCAGGGTGTTGAATATAGTTCTTATCTATAGGTCTCCGAGCTATCTCCACCGCAGTCTTATATTGCCTTTTAAGCACATTCAGTTCAGCGCGAGTTACTTTTATCTGAGCTTCAATGTCGACAAGAAGTTCTTTAATAAGGGCTTCTCGCTCCGCACTCGGTATTTTATAAGCCTGTTTGTATATTTGGTTAAGCAACTTAACAGATAACCTTGCCTCAACATTCAGCTTTGTTAAAGTCGCCGTGAGTTCACCAGGCAGGACATTCTTCTCTCCAATAATGATACCTTTAGCAACTCGTTCACCTCGCACCTCAGCTAATACTTCCAGAAATCTTGCACGGGTAATCTTCGTGGACTGCCATTGCTCCTTCGAGATAGCCTTAACTGTCTTCTCCAGTACAGGCATCGGTATCTCTGTAATCTGCCTCAGCTTAGCCCCTAATGCAGGAAACCTTACCTCTGCTGCTTTTATTGTTCCTTCAGGTATCTTCCACCATTGCCTCACCCTTTGAACAGTTGCCTTGAGACCTGGCGTATAATGGAAATGTTTAACACCCTTTGCAGTAAACTCAATCCTGCCACCACCAAGATATTTCGACTTATTTGCCGTATCTCTCAATGCCTGAATTAGCGTGGGCTGTTGTCGTGCAACAATTTGAGTCGGGGTTATACCCTTTGGGCTAATCGTATCTGCCAGACGCTTATCAGCTACCATCCTAATAATGCCGTCGAGGTAAGCCCCGATATATTCCTCGGCACTCCCTCCATAGGGGACCCCAACCTGAATGCCCTCCATCATAGTCTCGTGTTGCCTAATTCTCGCAAAGAACGGCGTTGTCCCAACACGAGCTCCTGTATAAGAAATAACCTCCCCTTTAGCCAAACCAAAGTGGGTAGTTCGAGGAACATAATGCAAACCTTCCAGCATTTCCCGCTTGTTGATCCTGACATCATGCCGTAACGCAAACGCTACTGCCTCATCAACAACCTCATGCAATTTGGTAATATAGGTTGCCTGCTCAGGCGTAAACAGGTATTTACATAGAGGAGAAGCAGGTATCGTCTCAAGAATATCCCCCAATGCCATACTCGCTCCCTCTTGACCTGGCTTTACTCTAACCTTAGTAACAAACGGGGCGTCCACGCTCTCCTCCGGGAGAACCTTCACCACCTCTTCTTTAGGGAATTTCGCCCTTTCTCCTCGAACAACAACTTTCTTCAACTGGATACCGAATAATCTGGTGCTTTGCCCCACAGATGCCAGTTCACCCGACACCCAGTAGCTCTTCCAGCTTTGCATAACTACTGTGTCGTCCAGCCATACTATTACTGCTTGTCGGGCTGCGGTATCCGCAGTGGCTGATTTATTGACCCTCTCTATCACCCACTTCGCCTGTGGATTCTTTGCGGCATAAAGCCCCGCTTGGCGGTACATATCAGGATTGAAACGAACAGCCGCCACCTCTTCTACAGAACGAAGCATAAAGGTGTGCATATCCCCGTGAAAGGCGTTAATCTCACCAGCCTTTGCCTCAAAAAGGTTCTTGGCTCTAGCCCATGTCTCCTGCGACACCCATAAGGGCTTTGGACCCTTTATCATGGTTTGTGAGATTACGGTAAGTGAGGGATGCTCTGCGGTAGAATACACTGTGCCCAAACGACTCTCGGTAACTCTAGCGTTAGGCCAAATTCTTTCAATAAACAGAGATTTAGGCATTGCAACATCAAGCTCTTTGACATAAATCATCTCATTAAGCCCTGCCATATCCTCGGGGATAAGTTTACCGGTCACCACATAGTTTTTTACCTCAGACATATCCCTGGCAAATACCTCGAGGCCCTTCGTCTCAGGCGTAATTCCTCGAACAACATAAGCCGCGTGAGGAGCTTCGGCTGTAGGGCGAGTGGCACTTACCTGCAAGCCTTTAGGCATGGCTGTTTTGTTTAATGCCTTTAAGTTCAGGGCAGAGGCTACAGTTCTCACCCCATAGCGAACTGGAATTGTAATAGGCTTTAGAGTCGCCTTTACAACACCAACCACTGCTTTACTAACAACCCCGCCAGTCCAGAGAACAGACCTCGCTGCTAGCGCCGCGGGTTCCATAGTCGCCGCTGTAACCGCGGTTACGGGCTTCATAAGGTTAGCGATCTTAGGTAATTGTGCTCGAAGGGCAGGATGCTCAACCGCTAACTTTGTCCACTGCATCATGCGAATAGTCTCAGGAGTCCACCCAAGTGTACCCCGAATCGCAGTCGGCGCCCCAGCGATACCTCTAACACCTTGCAATGCCGCTCCATAAGGGAACATAAACCACGGGGCTATCTCCACAACACCCTTTACCCCCCACGGGTAGTCCATTTCACGGTAACGCTCCAGTGCCTCTTGGGTAAAAGGCAAAGGCATCTCTCGTAGTTCCCTGAAGGCTCTTTCCCCACCCGGTGTCCCTATACCTATAGCAGCTAAGGGAGCAAGCCACCCTGTCTCGACTCCCATCATAAAAGCAGCGGCAAAATACTCTTCCCCCCTCTTAATAGTCCCGAAAACCGCTTCTACTTTTTCCTGATGGAATCCTGAGAGAATACCTAGGGGAACTGTAATAGGAAGAAGCGGAGCCATATATAGAGGAGCACCAAGAACAGTCGCCTCAAAAGATGCGGTTATCTTTTCCCACGAGGACTTTTCTGCCCATGCTGACAGAGGCATATACTTTTCAGGATAAAGCAAAATATCGGCAAGCCCTGCAAGCGTTTCCTCAGCCATAGCCAGGGCCTCGGTTCGGGTCTCCGGCTCTTCCTCTTGCTCCCAGAAGTATCGATATTTCTCAAGAGCGGTCTGATATTCAGGGATTAAAGCTGAAACCGCATCGATGTCCTCATCTTTCTTTAAGAGTTCCTGGAGATTACCAGCATAACTTGATATTGCCTCCTGAACCTCAAAGAATTCGGCCGCCTTCTGCTTTTGTTCCGCCATAGCAGCATCAAGTGCTGCTATATTTTCTGTATACCATTCCTCTGCCGCTTTATATTGCCTCCACTCATCCCCTCTTTCTATCATCTCTTTAGGGGGCAATCCTGCAACAGCCTCAGCAAACCCAGTTTCTATTTTGGACTTCTCTTCCTCATACCATTTCGTACTCTCGGCCTCTTGCTCTTCCCGGGCAGAAGGCAAGGCGGGTTTTCTTATTGGCTTAGGGAGTGTAGGCAATGGCTCCTCAATAGGAACTTCCTTAATTGCCTCTCTCTCTAGTTTCCGTAGCTCGCTTAGTGGTTTTAGCAGAGGGGCCTCCTTAGTCTCCTCAACTTCCTCTACTTCCCACCATTTTCTTTTAGCAGGCTTTGGCTTTGCTTCAGGGGATGCGCCAGGATATAACATTATTCCTCCCACCAGCGCTTTATGCGTTTCTCCAGTCTTCTCCTGACTCGCTCATGCCTCTTCTTCTCATCGCCACTCCCCATCTCTTGCTTAATCTCTTCACGAACTTCAGTGATAAGAAATTTAACCTCTTCCCTTGCCTCTTGAAACAGATTTTGCTTTGGCATTATTACTCTCCGAAACCAAGCTCCTCGCCCTCACTATACCCAAAACCGCCACCAGCATGACCTGGCGTCTTAGGGGTCATCTGGACCGGGGTAAGAAGTTCTTGGAACTCCCGCTTTTCTCCCGCGCTTGCCTCACGCATAGGGCCACCTTCTACCTCGCCTTCTTGTCTCCCCTCTGCCTGCTCCATCTGTTCCTCAATGCCCATTTCCTTTGCTATCTCACGGGCAAGCATCTGAATAAGAGCCGGGTCTTCAAACAATCTATCCTTAATAAGCCCTCTGCGAATGGCTGAGATGTTTGCACTATCCAGATAATCCTTGCCGTGAGCGGTTTCAAAGTCAATTAGACCTCTTGCCTTCAGCATACTGGCTATAATAGACCTGAGCCGTTTCTTGGCAATATCCTCATACTTGAATGTAACCTCGGGGCGATAGTAGCCTCGTATCTCTTCTGGTCTAATATGTATGCCGGGTATCTTTTGCTTTACCACATTTTCCAGGAGAAACAGGGATTGAGCCAGGACATCGGCATACGCTGACTCCATACTATTTATCAGTGTCCGATACAGCTTCTCGCCACGCTCAAGCAGGATTTCCTCGAAGATAGCCGATGTAACCCCTGCGGGTCTATCGCCAGAGAGCAACTTCGCCCCCCACATTCTCTCGATTTCCTGGTCCATATAGAGAACCATATTGTAGAGGTCTGGGCTAACAGGCAAAAGCGGCCACGGCTCCAATTCGGTATCAGTCTCAAGTTCGGTTACATCACCAGGTGCAAGCCCAACCTTCAGGCCACCAGCTGGGGCGTTACGCAACCGCCACCGACCAATAGCTGACACCTGTAAGATTATGCTCACCGATGTCAGCGCCCTGGACTTCTCTTTAATCTGATTTATAACAGGATAGATTAGCCCCACCGCTCTCTGCTCAGGCTTGCCGTAAGGACTATTCTTTCCCAGCCCACTCCACACCAGCGTATACGGCACAAGCCCGTAAGGGTTCGTAGGATCTCGCAGATTTTCTGTCCTTGTCTTCTCATTCCCTGCAATATACAGCCACGAGTCCTTATCAAAATAGGTAGTAAAATCCACCTCGCCCTTATAGGGGTCAGCGTTTTTGTAATCAGGGAACTCTGCCATAAGCACAGAGGGCTGCACTTTATAGAACTCTATCATATCCGTAGGTGTGGTCTCCCCTACCGGTGGTAGCATATTCAATGGGTCAATGGCGCTAATAACCAGTGGTAGTGTTGTTGACCTTTCTGCCTCCCACAGGGCTTCCCTATACTCAAAATCCTCTTTGCTTTCTCCTGCTCCTTTCTCGGGCGGATTGCCCCAAGCCTCCCTATCATAGAGGGTTCTCAATCCACTAAGTCCATAGATGCAGACATTCTTGCCAGCTTCAGACAAAGGCGACAGGGCTTTTGTAAAAGCCCAGCGGTTAAGCAAGGCATACGATAACTCTTCCAGTTTGTCTGCCTGCTGCTTAGACTTATCCGACTTGCCTAATGGCTCAAAGTGGATGGAGACTGAGCTCGGTCTAATATGAGCGGACACCTCCTCCACCATTGTTCTTGAGATTGTTGTTAAAACCTCGTGTAGCTTGTTCTTGTTACGGAGATCGGGCTGGAGTACATGGAAATCGCCATTAAACATTCTAAGAGACTCTTCCATCTGGCGGTGCATCTCCCTGTAGAATTTCACCCGGTAGTTCTTAATCTCAAACACTTCGTCAATCGTTTTCATAGCAACCTCCTAAATAAATGGGGATTGGTGTGTTACCCCAACAGGTGCTCTATTCACCCTGATATAGCCATACTTGCCGACAAGCCAATAATACAGAGCCTTAGCCGCGTGGTTGTTCTTATCCATCGGCTTACCAGTATTCTTATCCCTGAGCCAGGGACCCCCATTCTCAATCGGCGATTTACCCCCGCCAGCCTCTGAGATAAGCCCCTTACATGTCCTGTTCACAAAGAGATGCGGCAAATTCGTTACCGGGTCAATCTTGAGGAATGTCCTTAACCTGTCAATCCCGCCGGCCTCCTCGATTTTATTAGTTCTCAGGTGGAGGCCAGTTTTCTTTTGCCATATCTCCGTGTCCGAAGACATCTCCCTCAACCCCACAGTATGGTGTTGTTTGGCTGCAATGTCAATAACACCACCCCGCACATTCTTCCACCAGGGCTTATTAAGAACAATGGGGTCTATTATCTCCTCGGTGACATATCCTCTCAGATAAATCTCGTCCACAACATAGATGTTACCGGCCCACTCCTGAATTACGAGAATCGCATAAGCCCCCGACTTAAACGCTCCCCCGGGGTCCACCGCTAAATCCACTGGCAGATCAGACTTGAAGGCAAAATCGCCTATATGGGCTTCAGGCTTGAATTCCCTCAAGATGATATTCGATGGCGAACATGGCTTACCCGCAAAGCGCTCATTAAATATATCCTCTGGCAGTATCTCCTCGTAGTGCTTTATCTGCGAGTCTTCCCGACCCTCAGGATACCTGTGGATGTTAGACCAGCTTGGCATAAAAAAGGTCTTCGCCCCTTCCGGGTTCGAAGCCTGATATTCAGTAACCTTCTGGGCATACCACCCTAAACTTCCCTCGATTGTGCCTGAGTACAGCAGCCACCCCCTTGCAGCCGCCACCCTTGTCCTGCACCTCTGGACAGCATCCCAGTTAACCTGTGCTGCCTCGCAGATAACTATGCCACTCGGGGACTCTTGCCCAACACGATGCAAATCCTTGAGGCTTATGGTCTTGATTATAGCCGCCCCGTTGCAGAGCTTCAGAACACATTGCCCATAACCTGCGTTGGAGCTATATCCTATATGCTCCCTCTTATTCCATATCAGACTGAGCTTTATGGCATCCTCCATGCAATACTCAAACTCTTTCTTCGCATTGTTATAATCAGAACCCGCGAGCCACCATATCGAAGGGGTCCCCTCGGTGTCGGGCCCCTCAACCATACACCGGCTCATCGTTTCCTTTGCAGAGGCAAAACTCTTGCCGCTTTGCTCCCCCCCACTTATCCACTTCTCCCTCATCTCCGCATCATAAAGGTCGGCGAAATGAGCTTCCTCCTGCTCCTTGGTGGGCTTATACCCCAGCAGTTTAAAAATCCCTTGCCTCTGCTCTAGTGACGCTTTCACAGTTCCTCTAACGCCATCCTCTTGCATTTAGGACACTTCCTCCGTGGCTTCTTCCCTCGAACTTGGACCCCGCAATTCGAGCACTTGAACTGCCGGTATTCCTCATAGGGTCTCTCCTTTGCTAGCTTCACAGCTTCCCCTACTCCCTCTATCCCCCATTTCATAGCTTTGCCTGGAAGGCTTTCTCCCATAGACTCATCTATCAACCTCTCTTCCCTTTTGTCCAGATAGTCCACTATCGCCTCTATCACATTCCCCAGAGCATACCCCTGAACGCCCTGTCCCTTTATCAGCACCGCCTGCTCCCTCAGTATCCCGTAGTCTAACTCCCGCAACGGCGCCAGTATCTCTTCTATTACCTTCAGCCTCTTTTCAAACTCCAGCCCTGTCTTGATAAACGCTTCCTGTATCTCGGCTTTTGTCGGGTTCTTCTCTTCACTCATTTTGTAGCCTCCCCTTTTAATTTCCTGAATATCGTGTCCTTTATCCAATACTTCCCAATTTGCACTTCCCCTTCTCTTACTGCCACAACAACAAAAGTAGCTGGTTTACCATAAGCGGTTTCTCCGTATGTTACTATGTCTCCTCTTTTAAATTCCCCCCTCATCCTTTACCTCCTTCTTTTTTTCCGCACTCAAGACATTCTCCCTCTAATATCTTTCCACACTTCGGGCAATGCTCGTGAGAATTCGGAACTCTCATCTGACACCTCGGACACCAACGCCAACCACCAAACTCTAGCTTGTCAGAACTCGGAGGCCAGCTTTTTTCTTCTGTACCACTTGTCATTAGGTTTCCTCCTTTTTAGAGATGGTCTACTGTATCTAGCAGATGCTCGATGTTTTGGGCTATCCCCTCGGGGTTAACATATCTCCCTTCCTTAAAGTCGTATAGCACTGGAATCCTTATCTCTTTTATCCTCCCAGTTTCTGGGTATACCGAAAGTGTGCGATACATGTCCTCTTGCATCTCTACCTCCTTTTTCTTTACTCGATTTCTATCCTGATTCTCCTTAGTCCTTTCTTTCTGTCCCCATCGCTACAAAGAGGAGCGCTACCTACCCGGCAACTATTGTAGTAAACAACTACCTCTTCCCCTTCTCTCTCTATGTCAAGCGTTTCCTTTGCCATCTTGCTCCTCCTTATCTATAAGTTGCTCTATGGCTTTGCAGAGAGCTAGAGCCTCTTCTTTTAGCCAATAATATCCATGTCCACAACCCTTTTCTTTAAGCTCTGGCCACCCTTGCCAGATTTCACATACTACGCTATCCTCTGCGGAGGAATAACTGAACCTAATCTCTGTGTTCCCTTGATTGTATAACTTCGGCACTAGCCACTTGAAGCAGGCATCGAGAGATAAGGTGAAGTTAGGTTCAAAGTGTAATTCACCCATGACATCTTTCCAGCCTGCTGTCTTTAACTTAACCCACCCTGCCCATTCTGCTAGCTTCTTGTTTAGCTCTTGGTCAGTCATCCGCTACCTCCTTTTTATGCTTTTCAAAATACTCTGGGAGAGCTAATTGCTGTACCCTCTGTGAATGGATACACCTTTCGGCAATTCCTGCAGATTGCCTTGTAGTTTCTGCTTCCAATTCTGTAGGTAGCGTCAGAACTCCAGCTATCTCCCTTGTTCCTGAAATACTCACTTGCCTTTATCGGTTCCTTCTTGGGATCTGTCCGCACTATCTCGAACTCTAGCCCACCACACTCATCACAAATTGGCCTCTCACTCCATTCGTCTACCATTACCTTCCTCCTTTTTGTTTCTTAAGAAATCTGGGGGGCACCCCTGTATGAAATAGAAGTACCCTCGCGACGGTTGGGTTCGCCCCCTCGAGCGTGTGCGTGCGTCTGTGCGTGTATGTGTGTGCGTTCCTCTTGTGCGTGGGTAAGGGGTGCCCCCTGGTGTAGGAACGGGGTATAAGAGCCATTATACTCGTAGCCAAAGCTATACGCCTTCATCTCTTACCACCTCACCCTCTACAATCTCCCCTTGTGGTAGGGCTACAGGGGCCTGAGCCCCTAGTTGCCGCAGCATCTGTAGAAGTTCAACGCCCTTCCGCACCACATCGCTGTCCTCTGGGGGCCGGTCTCTCCTAGCCCACCGGTCAGGGAAGCGACGTTCCAGGTAGGTCATGCCGGCGATCCAGTTCTTCGGCACAGCCTTGAGAATAAGAGCTACTATCTTTTCTTCTGACTCAGCTTCAGCTTTTTTTACAGCGTTTGCGAAACGAGTGTAGAGGCTCTCCACGCCTTCCGTAGCATCAGTTTCGGCCAACTTAAGCCAGTGATAGTATTCCACATGAGAGATACCGCAGGCCTGGCAAGCGACACGAACATAGTTTCCCTCTTTTATATAAGAGATAATGCGTTCTTGGAGCTCTGGGGTAAGCTCAGGGTGTCTCCCGGTAGGAGAAGGGGGCTTCTTAATGAGAGGCGTATTACTCATACTATTATTATACACTGCATTGTCAAAGGTCGTCAAAGAAACGGCGCTGCGCACTAGACAACATACCCAAAAGAAGAGGGCTGCTCGAGTTAATTCTCCGGCAGCCCTCTGGCGAGCAAAGGGGTTATGTCAAGCTCTATGGTTTCCCAAGTATAGCGACCTCTAGTTCCTGGGGGGAGCCAAGCATCTCATAGATCTGGTGATCAAGGGAGATAGTGCCTGAGATGGCCCCAGCCCAGGGGGCAACCTCTAGCCTTTTCCGAAAGCACGGCCAACGCTCTCTATCGCTCAGATATTCTGGACCCAGCTTAAAGGTCACAAGTATGCCTTCGCCCTTACCCATGCTCTATCACCTCCTTTCCCTTGCTTTGCTTCACTTGCCGCACCCGGGGCTTGTTCCAGTATGGGGACCGGCACCCAGCACACACGGTAGGAGTCTTCTTTCTACTTGCCCACTCATAGCCACAGCGCAGGCATTTATGAATGTAAATCATCTATCCCCCTTTTCCCGGGTGCCTTGCGAGCCGGCGAGCCCCCAAGAGGATCACAATCACCAGGAACACGATGATTGTTTGCTCTATAGTCATGGTCTCCCCTCCTTTATAGCCAATGATGGTAGAGTTTGGTCTGGTATGGGTAGTCTTTGTTGAGACCATATGCTTCTAGGAAAACATTGTAGGCGAGCTCAAAGCCCATATCCATACCGCAACCGTTACAAGGGGCCTGTCTTGCCAAGCAAATGGGAACGCTACCTTTAATGATATACAGGCTTATGTGGCGATGCATACCACTTTGGGACACATGGTTCAACACCGTGTAGAGGGTTACCCCTTCGTCTGGTTGGCCCAGTGCTTCCTTTAGCCACCGGGCCGCAGTCTCCCTAATCTCCCAATACTTTGATTGTGTCTTGCTCATCGTGTTACCTCCTTTCTTTTAGTGCTAATCATATGCAAAGAGCTTGGCAATTTTAGCCTTTGCCCCCGCAGATAGACTTTGATACTCTTTGGGGTATCCTAATACTCCTAGAGCTTCCTTTTTACCTACCATCATAACCTTTTCGTAATCCTCACTATCATCATACCAGTCTTCTATCTCACCTTTGTATGCCTCTATCATTAGCTCACCTTCTTATATCCCTATAGTTATTATAAGGGAAGGGATATAACCTGTCAAGTAAAGATTTGGTAAAGGAAACTGGGGGGATTATAGCATCATCGGGAGAGCTACCTTCTAAATACAAGGACATCCTCTTGGTCAATTCGGGGTGCATCGGGGAACTTCTGATAATAGATTGTTCTCCAGAATGATTGAGCCATTAGCTTGCGGTAATGCCTTTCGACAAACTGGAAGCCTGCCTGCTCGCATAGCTTGATGGTGTGCTCGTCTAGGGGAACAATTTGCTTGTCTCGGATAAAGTTTTTTGTGACTAGAATCATCAAACCGCCATCAGGCTTGAGGCATTTGTGGCATTGCTGATAGACTTGGAGCATAGCTTCGAGATAGGAGTCTGCTTTGAGGTTACCTATGTTGGCTACATCTGACGAGTATTCAGCACCAACGCTAGGAACACTTTTTCTACCATACCTATTTGAGGTGGGGTCTTCAGCTAGTTTGTCCCATCCCTTATCACCTGATTCAGCAGTTAAGCTCCTCTCATACGGCGGGCTAGTTATCACTGCATCAACCCGCTCTGTATAAGTAACAGGGTTGGATTTCTCTTGAGCTAGTTTATCTGCCCTAGGACTGTGGTGCTTCTTACCCATAGCCTCCTCATATGGAGGGCTTGTTATAACAGCATCTATCTGGCCATAGGGAAGATTGGATATGTTATCTTTTGACGCTGTGTAATCTGCCCCCTGTGGAACACCAACCATTTTCCCGTCGGGGCTTTGCGACCATTCCCCACTACCCTTATGCACCATCTCCGAGTAAGGCGGTGAGCTAATAACACAATCAACCGAGACGCCCTCAAGTTCTCTCGCATCACCTTGCTTGATAACCGCCTGCCCCATCTCGCACCCTAGCTGTGCCCCGACCTCTTGCACCCGCTCCCAGTTACCCTGAACACGATGAGGGGCGTGCTCCTCTGTTTTACCACATTTGGTCTGGGGTATTCTTTCAACCCGTGCAGGTTCAGCTTCCTGGTATCGGATTTCTATTTGGTCTTCATCCTCTCCCAATACCGATTTAAGTTGACCGCTTGTGATATATTCCTCTGCTTCCTGCTTTGTTGGAAAGGGGTTGCTATACCAGTAACCATCCCCAACATCTATAACCCACCCAGCCTCAACTTCCTCGTGTTCAACCTCTGTATAGCCTATTATCTGACCATCACAATCATAGCCAGCCATCATATCTATAAACTTATCTTCAAGCTCGACCAAGACCACATTCCTACCCATCGAGCAAGCCACAAGTAGTGTCCCTGAGCCAGCCATCGGATCGAGGATAACATCGCCAGGCTTGGTATAGGTATCTATAAGCCACTCGCATAGGCCGAGGTGCATCTTCGCTGGGTGAGCAAAGTGCTTGGCTGTAAAGCGCCACTTCCTACGCTTGGTATCAGACCTTAGTTTTAATTCCATTATGCCTTCAAGACCTCCACTATATCTTCAAAGTCATCAGGTCGCCACAAAAAGACCTCACACGCGCTCAACATGCCCAAGCGAGCCAGCCATTCCTCCTGAACACTGGTTAGCTTGCCCTTCTCACTCTTGAGCTCCGCAAAGATAAGTCGCGGGGGCCTCACCATCACCAAATCGGGGAATCCCGCCGGGCTGTGTATGCTGCGCCAAGTCCGGTATATGAGCCACCCGTAGAGATGGCCCAAATCGACAACCTGTTGGCTAAACTGCTTCTCGGTTATCATTGCTTCGCCTCTCGTATCTCATCAAGAAGCCTTCTCCTTATCGCCTCAACCACATTGGTCGTTACCGCATTGCCAAGTGCTTTGTATCTTTGCGTATCACTTACCCCTTCCGTCCACCCATCAGGGAAGCCCTGAAGTCGCTCACATTCCAAGGGCGTAAGTTGGCGGATTTTGGGCATGGGCTCGTGCTCACTTCCCAATACTGAGCCGATATTCGCCCCATCTGGTTGACACCCACCCTCATCAATCATTAGCATATCTAATTGCTTTCCTTGTCCTCGCCATTGCCTTTCCTGTAAACTGGGGGATACCGATTGGTTTCCTTCATCCACCTTGCCATTCGCTTCATCTGGTGTTCCGAGAGGAAATACTTGGGGTCTGGGGATTCCTCTAAGATGTCCGATAATGAACACCCGCTCCCTATTCTGCGGGACTTCGAAGTGTTTGCTGTTAAGCACTTCCCATTGCAGGTCATACCCAATCTCCGAAAGCGAGTTGAGGATTGCCTCGAAGGTAAACCCATTGTCGACCGAGAGGAGTCCTTTGACATTCTCAAGCAGAAGATAGCCAGGTCGTTTTTGCTCGCAGATTCTAAGTATTTCAAAGAAGAGAGTTCCTCTTGGGTCGCGGAAGCCTCGCCTCTTTCCAGCCACCGAGAAACTTTGGCAAGGGAATCCCGCACAGAAGAGGTCGAAGTCTGGAAGTTCGGCAGGGTCAACTGCTCTTGAGTCTCCCCATTCTGGCTTATGTCCGAAGTTTCTGGCGTAGACTGCTCGGCACCATTTGTCGATTTCGCAGGCTCCGACACAACTAAAGGCGGCTCTTTCCACATATTCTCCCCCAGAGTCGGACATATATCCTTTGGCGTTTCCACTTCCTTGTCCCTCTTGCGTTGTTTGGGATTTAATATTCGCCTTTTCGAGTCCATACCTGAATCCTCCTATGCCAGCAAACCAATCAACGAAGCGTATCATCCCTTCTCCTTCGGCCACTCCTGCCACGACTCGGGCCAGTGAAGATTGTCCTTGAGGAACACCGGAACGCCTGCTCTATCAGCATCATCGATTATCTCCTGCACCCATTTAGGTTTTGGGGGCTTTGCCCCGGGCCCGGTCTGTCCCCCGATGATGAGCCAGTTAAGAAAGCCAATAATATGTTTGACTGGGACTCTTTCCAGAAGTGGCTCATAGGAAGCAAACTTTACTGATGCCTCTACTTGAGCCATAGGAGTAATAGTATCTATCAACTGTTCCACACTCGTTATGCTTACTCCGACCCAAGCGTTATCAGGCCACGGGTTCCACTTCGGCAGGTTCCAGGGGCACTTCGTCAAGAACACAAAGGTGTGCCGGGGGCAAGCCCTTGCTTGATTCAATATCAAAAGTCTAACTCTATCCATCGTTTCAACTAGATTTGCAGATTCAGGGAATGAAGCCCAAGGCCAACCCCCAAAGAGGTCCCCCATAAAGGAAACCCCTATTATAGCTGGCTTCTTATGCTTCATTGGCTCCAGAAAACGCTCAGGGTAAAATGTAGGCTCAAAGCCATTGGGGTAATTCTTCTTAAAGCGTATCGTTTGGGTCATTGCCCAGCACCTAAAGTCTTTGCCCCCTCCCCCGCATATGCCCAGTCGCCAGTTGTTGCAACCGGTATAGGGGTTCCAAGTTAAATCAAGGTAGTCAATCTTTGTCGGGTTCATCCCTTCTCCTTCTCTTGATAAAATTCGAGTATCTCCTCTATCCACATACAAGGGTATCCATTATCATAAATTGCATCTCCACAAGAACCACATCCTTCATCATCAACTTGACAGATGTGGCTACCCTCTGTTTTAAGTTCACACCTAACCCTCTTTATTTTGCCCATACTTGGTTTATAATCTCCAGGTTTCATTCCTTCTCCTCCATCACCGCAAGCCAAGCTGCCTTGCAACCTGCCTCACAAAATCCTTGCATCCCATCTGACCATTCTGCTCTACAGCGATGAACCTTAGCTGAGAAATGGTAGTGAAAGCCAACAAACGAGAAGTAGGCATCAACCCAAGGCTCAACTATCAATGCCCACTGATATTGCCGCCCATAACTCCTCATCTTCTCCACCACCTGCCAGAAGGCAACGATGTCGGTGGTGGGAGACCAGAAAAAGCCATAAGCCATCAACTTATCCCCATCATAATAGCCAATAGCTTCTTTGCGTTGCCACCCCATCACCTTCTCGGCTATGGCAATAGTCTTCTCCTCTGTGGTCATACTATCCCATAGTGCTAGGGCTTGTTCTCTATTCATCGCTAATATACCTCGATTCCAAGACCTGCCAAGAGCTTCCTGATGGCTTCTGCCTCTGGCAAACCCTCTAATTTGACACCTTGACTCACTGAACTTAGGTCAATACCTACAGCTCTACCGTATAGATCGCGGTCAATAAGACGGTTATCGTCAAGTTCCTCTGTGTAACCTATCGGCTCATCAAGCAATTGAATATAGATAGCATCGGTTATTGGGTCAGTCGCTATACGTAGCATATCACCCCTCCATTCCTAGTGCTTTCTTGAGAGCTTGCCAATCTTCACTGCCAATAAGTAAACACTTTGAGTCAACCATTATAGAATCCTCAACCACATCATGGCTCTTCAGCCACTCTACCAGCTTCCTTTGGGCACAAGCTGGACATCGGGGCAGACATCCAATCTTCCCAGATAGACCTTGAACAGTAGTGTGCCTTTCTATCACATCTTTAAGTTTCATCTTGCTCCTCCTTTTCTTCGGTAGCTTGATGCTTTAAGCACAAAAACCTTGCCCTCCATAAGCCTGTCGGCAATCCTCGGTAAAAGCTGGTCCATCGCCAGGTTACTCGTAATTATCGTGGGCAGCCCGTTGACATACCTGTGATCAATTATCTCGTCTAGTTTAGCCCCGGCCCACTCTGTCGTCTTCTCCGCACCGAGGTCGTCAAGAACCAATAAGCTACAAATCTTCACGAAGTTAATCAGCACATTCGGGTCCTCAACCTGGACACTCTCGAGCCCGGATGCCTGCTTCTGCGTATAGGCATTGTGGGCAGCATAGCCCCAACGAAGCTCATCAAGAAACGCCTCCACCTGGCGATAGGCTACAGTGCCTCGCCCTGTCTCAAGCCAATCCCAGGCTGCCGCTAGTGTCAGGTGCGTCTTCCCTGTTCCAGGTACACCCAAAAGGGATAGAAAATGATGTTCAGTCTTGCCAGAAGCAAACACCTTCATATAGTCGAGCACCTTTGACAAGGCAGATATAGGCTTCCAGGTAAAAAAGCGATGCGTCTCCCGGGTTCGCAGGGGCAACCCCGATATTTTGCTTCGAATGTCTAATGTCTCCTGGTCTACCGGAGAGTCGGGTATCCCTCGATAGACACCAGGTAGTTCAGTTTTCCACACCATCTTCGGCCCCCCTTAAAGAATTCTCAAGCTCTTCGGTCGATGGTAACCGCCTCCCAGCCAGCGCTCCCCGTGGCGGGGGCCTAGTGTTTTCACGCCTAAATCCATCTGCTCTTGTTATCCAATTAAGTAGTGCCAACTTTGGGTTTTTTAGCTTGCGCTTCTCCCAATAGAGCCAAAACTTTTCAAGTTCGACTTTGAAGTCTATATGAGGGAATCTCAACTGTAGTTCCTCTTTGTAATTCTCAAAGGTCTGGTCCCTACTACTTCTTGATAAAGAAGTAGTAGTTTTCTTTAATGGGGGGTGGGGAGGTACCCCGCCCCTCCCCACCCCCCATTCTTTAGGCGTATCTGATTTTGTATCTACAGTGTTTACCTTTTCGGTAAACTGGAGTTTACCTTTTCGGTAAACTTTTATTCCCTCTTTTGTTTCCCCTTTCGGTAAGTTTTGTTTGTTTGAATTAAGGTTGAGACTTACCAATTCGGTAAGCCTCTGGTGAGTATACCCTGTGGCCCGGGAGACCCGCCATTGGTCGAAGTCCTTGTTGAACGAATACACATTATCGTCCCGGAAGATTACCTTTGCCTCAGTTAGCCAGTCCAGTTGCGTTTTGACATGCCCTTCGCCAACCCCAACGACCTCAAAGGCACGCTGGTAAGGGATAAGAGCCGTTTTCTTACCGCAGCCCCAGGATAGCCGGAGGATCAGGTCAAGTATTCTCCGTTGCCGTTCCGTGAAGTGGCTCACCATAAGCTGCTCGTTTATCTTATGGGCTACCCTGAGGTGGGCATCCGTGGGTTGAGGATTCGCCATCTACTATCCCTTCTTGCTTTTTTGTGCCTCTTTTAGAAATAGCTCCAGTTTTTCCAGGAAACAATCCCGGCAAAGCTCGGCATCGTATTTATCCCATAAGGTAACTTTCGCTGAAATATGGAGGAAGGGTAACTCCCAACTCTCTTGTCCCTTTTCAATGGGTAGGTATCCAAAAAGCCCCTCATTTGCGGGAGTACCTTCCTTAAATTCCCCGCAAGCATCACACTTGAATGCTTTCATTTTTCACCTCCTTTCTGAAGCCCCTGCCCTGCGAGCTAGGCTGGTATCCACCCACCTCTACTGTTTTGCGGCTTCCATATCCTCTTGTGTTAATGGGTCTGTGCTGATATAGATAGCCGCATAGAGCGGAGCAAGAGATTCTATTGTTGCCCCTAACCCCTTACACTCATCGGCTATTTTCTTCAGCTCCAGCTTTTGTTCTTTTCTCCACTTATACACTAGACTCTCTCCTTCCTGGAGCTCCTGCCCTACGGGCTAGGGATTTGCACCCTAGATGATGCTCTCGAATGGAAGCTAACCCATAAGGGATTGTGTTTTACAGCAACTCATAGAGCAACCCCGTTCAGGCGTCTACCTCTTCCGCCACCCGCAGGGCTAGCGGGCATATTACATTCCCTCCTGGGCCGACTGCTCATCCAGGCTTCGGGCTAGCGCTCCTTGCTCCTCT